CACGGGGTTGCACTTGGAGAAAACGATGTTACATTCGGTACATCTGGTATCAAGAAGGTTTGGCCCGCAGGAGAACTAGAACGATCTGCACACACACTACAGAACACAAATCTCGTTGTCGATCACAGCCAACGCGCGGTTGATGTTGTTGGAAAGGTGACAAAGGCTGGTTACAAGGATGGTGTCGGTATCATCTATGAAGCCGAACTTTATGACGAGGATCTTGCAGATAAGGTGAAACACGGGTTGCTTGAGGTTTCAATCAGAGGGTATCATATCGACGTTGACGAGATGTCAGAGGACGATAATGGTGCAAAGATTGTTGAAGATATTGAATTTGATAACCTTTCGATTGTCCCGCAAGGAGCATCCCCAAGTAATACGTTGGAGATGGGTGCACACGCTGAACTGTCAGCGGCTGAACTCATCGCATTCACAAAGACACTTGAGGTTGCAACGCTCGAAGTATCAGAACCGGGGCAGTGGGTGAAGTGGGAAGATAACCGTGGCATCACTGTAAGTATGCCAGACAATGGTGAAATCGACGTTGACGTATATCAGAAGTTCGATGGAACATGGAGATCCACGGGCACAGTAGAGACCGTCGATGTTGATTCGCTGAACGAGTGGGATGTTGAAGAAGACGACATCGGTTCAGAAGCAGATAAAGAAGAAGCTATTCACGGCGGTCCGTTCCACGTCGGACAGATGTTTTACAGTCCGATGAACGATGAAATGATTGAAATCATTGGCATCGAAGGAGACCGCGCACGCATGCGCGATGAAGACGGTGACACATGGTACAAAACATATGATAGTATCATGGGGCGTCTAGACGACGATGTTTGGGTGATGGCACCCAGCAAGGTTGAAGTCGGTGACACATTTAGAAGCGCCGTGAACGGTGGTCTGGTGAGAATTACAGAACGCGAGCGCGGTCAAGCGCTTGTGCAAGCCGTCGATTCTCCGGACTCGACATGGTGGGATCGCGTTGTTGACATTGAGCAAAAGATCAGTGATGGCGCGTGGGAACCAGTTGATAGCCGTTCAGAAATGGGGTATGCAGAAATGGCTCCCACAGAAGACTTCATGTTTGATTCTGAAGATGAAGCGATGGAAGTCGTAGAATCCGATGAATTCAATATTTTAACTGATGTGCATTCACATGAGATGAATGGTGAAACAGTGTGGATGCCTGGAGCAAATATGGATGAGTTCAATCGGTGGCATGCAATGAAGCACGCTGGTGACAACATGTCATCGTACGCTACGTTTTATGATGCCGGTGAACTCGGGCGATCCAATGTGAGCCAGTACGATGTTGAACCTGATCAGTGGGTTCAGTGGTATCCATCTGAGACCACAGAAAAGCACGGCTATGCTACGTCTGTATCTGGCGATGATGTGACCATCGAAGTCTGGACACAGTTAAGCGATGGTACATGGAAGAAAGATGGTGATACTGTCACAAAGAATATGGATGAGGTAGAGCCATGGGGCAACTTCCCGCGAGAGCAAGAAGACTTTGCTATAGATGGCGCAGACCCGAGGAGGGCTGTTCGGCCATCTGAAGAAGCATCGAACGGTTTGTCAGAGCAAACAGAGACCGCACTACGAAATAAGGTTGAGTCTCACAACGAGGAACACGGCGACGAAGATGGCAAGCGTGTCACATATCGTATGTTGAAATCTGTATACAATCGCGGAGGCGGTGCATACGACGATTCACACAGAGAAGGTATGAGTAGGCAGCAGTGGAGCATGGCCCGTGTGAACGCATTCTTGTATCTTGTCCGAAACGGTAATCCAGAGAACGACGCGTATGTGCAAGATAATGATCTGCTTCCAGACGGTCACTCCAAAAGTACAGAGGAAGCTGCAATCGATGCGCCCGAGTTCCATGATAGCCAGATAGTGCATTGGCAAGTGAACCCAGATATGATGGGCAAAGTTGTTCACGTTGATGAAAGCCGTGATATTGTCATGGTGGAAATCATCGAAGAAGAAGATGGTATGTATATGCCATCTGGGTTCACTGTGAGCGCAGGATATTCCGACATCATGCCGTTTGGCATGGGTACGATGGAATCAGAAGCGCTCGAAACACGGTACGATGACTATCCGAAAGCAGCGCAAGAGAATGCACAGATGGCGCTCGATGCGCGAGAAGACACAGGCAATCCCAATGACTGTGGCACTGATGTTGGCTGGCTGCGGGCCCGGCAGCTCGCAGAAGGTCGAGGTGTCACACGAGAACAGCTCGGAAAGATGTCCGCGTTTGCCCGACACAGACAGAATGCAGAGATGGACCCAGAAGAGGGCCGTGAAGACTGCGGTTGGATGATGTGGAAAGCGTGGGGAGGAGGCGAGGGTGTCGATTGGGCACAGCGGAAACTCGAACAGATCGAGGAAGAAAACATGGAATACGACGAACTACAGGATTACGATTTCCACGACGTAAACTATGACGGGACAACAGAGGAATCGTGGAACGCGCCAACGTTAGAGCAGATTATGGATGCGTATGGTTGGTCTGATGAGTATGACTCATACGACAGCCTTCCAGAAAGCGCACAAGAAACGATTGGCGATCATTTCCTCATTTCTATGTCTGGGTTTCCCGCCGAAAACTTCGGTGACTACAAGCTCCCTGTTGTTGATCTTGAAGGTCGGCTCAGCGTTCGCGCACTTTCTGCCGCAAAGGGCGGCCGAGGTGTCTCGCGCGTTAGTGGACTTTCGAACGACATGGAAGAGACCATCGTTGAGTACATCAACGAACTTGCCAACGAAGAGTTCGATCGGGAATGGGGCATGGAAGAAGCAGCGTATAACGATATGATGATGGAAGAATATATGTATGAAACACCCGAGGAGGCCATGGAAGCAGGTAAGGAGATGGGCCTTGAGGGCGTTCATATGCACGGCGAGATGTATTGCCCTGGTGAGACTCACCAAGATCTCATGGATGCTGTTGCATCTATGGGTATGCATGGTGACGATTACATGGACGAGGAAGAAGAAATGAGTCAGCGCACACGCACTGACTCACTGGCAGTCCTCACCAGCGATGACCTTCGGCGACGATATAAGTCCGAGGAGAGCGAGTTGGACTCGTTAACAACGGCTAAAATTATTAACATGAGTAATATTACAGAGGAACTTCAGGCTGCCCTTGAGGAGCTTGAGGCACCTGTTGCAGTTGAACAGGCTGACCTTGAGTCACTTCAGGAGAAGGCTTCGAAGTACGACGACATCTCGGAGGACATCTCCGAGCTGCGAGAGCGCACAGAAGTTCTCGATGATGTAAACCGCGAGCTTGTCGAAGAGCTTGCCGAGGCAGAGGAGCCTTTGGTCATCGAGTCCGCTCGCTATGAGACGCTCTCGGATGAGGCAGAGCACGTTAAGACAATCTACGCCGAGGCAATCTCGGACGAACTCGGTCTGTTTGAGCCCGAGGAGCTTATGGAGCGCTTCAGTATTGAGGAGCTTCGTGAGAAGTTCGATGAGAACGTCGGCGACATTGACGAAGAACTGAGCCCCGCCCCCAAGGCTGGCGATGCTGCTGAGGAGGAGCTGGAGGCCAAGGCCGAGGACACCAAGTCCGAGGAAGAACTTTCGATGGAGGACGAGGTTCGCTCGAAGCAGCAGGAGCTTCGAGAGAAGATCTTCCGATAAGTGATTACTATGGCAGGACTAGAAGACACAGAGAATGGTGCTGAGACACGCCGGTACGGGGCCACAGTCGGCCTCCCACATGGCGAGTCTGACGGCACGCTGGTATCAAACGCCGCGGTGCAGCCAGGCGACGCAGTGTCGCTTAATGCTAGCGGCGAGATCGAGCAGGCTGGTTCTTCGGACACCATCGTTGGTGTTCTCGTGAACTATTCTGTGTTCGGATCTTCGCACCGCGAAGAGCAGATCAAGGGCAACACAGACGCTACAGTTGCTGTGCAGGGGACCGTTCGAGCACGCTCGGATGGCAACCTGTCGGCAGGCGACAGCGCTGGTGTGGCCGCATCGGACGCCGGTGCATTCGGGACTCAAGACGACCAGGGCTTCCGCGTTCTGGCTGTTGACAGCTCCGGTACTGACGACTACATTGAGGTCGTCCTCTAAGGTGACATAAAATGGCATTGACTACAAGCGACGTTATCACAGAAGATTTCGTCCGTGAGACGGTTGAAGAGGTTATTCAGGAGAACCTGGTGTACCGCCAGGCGTTCCGTGAGATTAGTGCAACTGGGATCCAGTCGAACTCGTACACGTTCAACATCGACGACGACAACATGGGTTCCCCTTCCCTCATTGCAGAGGGTGAAGAGTTCGAGCGTGACCGCTCGACAGTCAGTCAGGTGACCGTCACCTTCGACAAGTACGGTGGCGAGGTCGCTATCACCATGGAGGCCATGGAGGATGGCATGATTGACTTTAAGGCCCGTGAGGTCGAGGACCTTGCGCGTGCGATGGCTGAGAAGCTTAACGCGGAGGCTTACGATGAGCTTGACGCCAACGTCGATCAGACTGTTGGTGACAACGACGGTATCCTGAGCTTCTCGGACATTCGAGACGGCATGGTTGCGGTTCGTCAGGAATCATACATGCCGGACCTGCTCATCGTGGACATCGATGGGTACGGTGACCTCCTGACAGACGCGAACTTCAATCGCGCCACCGATCAGGGTGACGAGATTGTTGCAAGCGGTGAGGTCGGCCGCATCGCTGGAATGAGCGTTGTTGTCGATAACACGCAGAGTATCGCTGGCGGACACGGCGCGTTTGTCGTTGACTCCAGCCGCTTTGGCTACGAGCTGACACGGACCCCCGTCTCAACGAACGAGTACGAGGACCCAGAGCGACAGGCTGACATTATGCAGATCTTTACCCGCAAGGCGTGGAAGGCGATCTTCCCCGAGGCAGCGGCAAAGGTCGACGCATAAGCCTGGAGTTTTAACATATAGTATCGATTACTACTCGACACCTTCAAACATAAAATACTATGGCATACAGTTCAAGATACGTTTCTGTGACTGATGTTCCGATTCAGATTCCAGATGATTATACAAACAATCAAAAAGAAGATGCGTTGGAGTACGCAGAGGCAACACTTGAACTTGATTTAAATGATGGTGGTGAGATTCCAACAGAGAACGTATCTGTTCTCATGGAAACTGCAGTGAAGCAACTGGCAACATGTCAACTTGCTAAAGGTGCTGAAGATCCTAATGATGTTACGTTAGGCGATCTTGAAGACACAGGCGATACAAAGGTTGAGTATGCACAATCATTCTGCGATGAATACGATAAGATTGTAGACAAAATTATCAACAGCGGTATTCTTGAAAACGTTGGACTTGACGGTGAGGGCGAAGCAAATTCGCCATACGTTTATTCCACAGATGATCCAAGTGAAGGTAATATTTGGACTGTCTGATGCCCGGCTCTATTAAATCAAAGAATTTAAAGAGCGTTACAGAGGCATTCCATAGCATGGATACCGACAATGCGCTCAATGCAAGTTTGAAATCCCTGCTAGAAGAAAAGTATATTTCGATATTAACACAAACAATATTACAAGAAGGGTTGGTTGGAACTGGTCCAGATGATGGACCAGGTCCAAAAATATCGACACGAGCCGCATGGGATGTTAGCCTTCGAGGCAATGGTGTGTTTGAAGTATCGCCGACCGATGTAGTGTGGCGTCGTGTAGCCGCGCTAGAATACGGTACAGGTGTTATAACACCGAAGTCCGGAGAATATCTTCGCTTTAGAAACGAAAACGGAGAGTTCGTTTACGTGAAAGAGGTCGAAGGAATTCGTCCATATGCGTTTATACGCACATCTGTTGACAAGATGACTGGTTCAAATATTCCAGAAAATCATGTCGCAGATGACATTGAAGAGTATATTTCAACTGTGCTACGGAGTTTTGGGGCAAGATAATATGGCATCTCCACATGACATTCTCGTACTGATACGAGATGCATTAGATGCAGACACAAATATACCTGACTCTGTATCATATATATTGAGAGAAGGAGACGGTGACGGTATTGATGGGAATGTAACCCTTCCCGTTATACAAATACAGGCTATCACTGCTACAAACTTTGATGTCTTTAACACAGACGTTAGCGGCACGAAGAAAGACGGATCGGGCAACGACATCGGTCGTTTGTTTCGATCAGAATATCAATTGCGAGTTCAGATAGATGTGACGACCGTTGATAGACGGTCAGACAGCAATGAACACATCGAATATCTAGCTGATAACGTCCGACGGTCATTGTACCAGTTTGATTCAGCAGGACTCGCAAATGAACTAGACCCAGATGTATGGAGGTTTGTTCTCGATACAGGTAGTAGGACAGATGACATGACTACTACGCCGACGATGCGTCGTTGGCAACAGGATGTACTTGTGTGGACATATGAAACATATGAGACCGAAGAAGAGTACATCAAAGACTTCGCAATAACAGCAACCGCAGATTATCAATAACTGCATGTTATAGTTTTTGTGTGAGGCTATGTCGAGTAGTAATAATACAACTAACACAATTATGGTGATTAACTAATGGCAACATACGGTAACTTCCCCGGTGTACAAGTAGAGACCGCTGGTGGTGGTATTACAGCCGTCGAAGTTGGTGCCGAAGATAAGATCGTCTTGTTTGGTCGAGCAGACCTTTCTGGAGGCGAAGCGGCATCAGCGAACGATCCTCGCCAGATCGCTGCCCGAACTGAAGCGGATACATTGTTTGGATCCGGATCAGATCTTTCACTAGCGATGCGTGCTGCACTCACTAACGGTGCTAACATCAACTTTCTGTATGGCGTTGCTGCAGAAGAAAGTGGTGCTGGTGGCGACATTGATCCAGCAAGCGATACGCCTACCGAGACGGCTTCGTCCGCCTCGACAGGCACGCTAGCAGATTATCCAATCGTTGAAGATCCTGACTTTTATGCGGTGTATGACGCAGGAGAGTCCACGGAAATGACTGTGGAACTCGTGTACGAAGAGACACCCACGGCTCCAGGAAACGCAGACACCATTGCTATCAATCCACTCAACGGTAAGTGGACTGCAGACAGCTCCTCAGATTATGACTTCTTCTACAATTACGTTGATTGGTCGGCGGCAATCGATGCCGCAGATGAAGTCGTTCAAGAAGGAGAGACTGCATTGTACGTTCCGTTGACTGATGCAGAGAGCGTTGTTTCAACGCTTTCCACAAAGATTGACTCGCTTCGAGAAGAGTATCAACTTGTGCTTGGCCTTGCAGGCGCGCAGCCTAACAGTACAGGCGCAACGTTCCCCGAGTTTGACACCCCGTCATACACTGACAACGTGGATAATGATTCAATTTTCCTCGTTGCTCCAGCACGCCTTGATGATGGAGAATACATCCTTGGCGCGCTCGCGGGACTATTCGGTGGTTCCGGTATTGCTGAACCGATTTACAACGATATTGTAAACACAGGTACAGCGAACCTCGTACAGAAGTTGACTCGAACAGAGGCAAGCGCCATGCGAACTGAGCAGATCATCCCGCTTCGGCAGGCTGGTTCCATTCGTGTGAAGGGCAACCTTTCGACGTCAAGCGAGACAGATTGGCAGCGTGATTTCTGGCGACGGCGTATCGTTGACCGCACAATCCTTATTGCTAAGGAGGTCGGCGACACAACCATCGGCCGGATTAATGATGAACAGACACGAGATTCCGCGCAGCGGACTATTGAGGTCGAGCTGCAATCTCTTGCGAATGATCGGCTCATTCGAGGAAACGAGGGCGGAGGAGAGAACTTCTTCGTCGATGTGTACGAAGATTCCACAAATGCCGATGAGGTCAACATCGATCTCGGTATTACTCCATACGGAATCGTCAAGCGTGTTGACGTTTCGCTTACAATCAACACATAGGTGATATAATATGGTAAATCAACAAGAAATCGGTAATGATGTGGAATTGTTCGTCGGTGGTAACCCTACTCCGTTCCCGATTACGAGTGGGTCATACTCCGAGGAGCCACAGACATCGAATGTCCAGTTTAACACGTCGCTGACGATGAAGATCGTTCAGACCGGCATCGAGTACTCTGGATCATTTGAACACAGTGGTTCGAACAAAGAACTTCGAGACGCGATCTTTACTGAGCAGGCTGAGCCTCGCTCCAGTATCGTTCGACGTATCGATCAGCTGGTGTTCCGTGACTCTGAATCGACATACACCTTCAAGGGTGTTATCATCGGTTCGCGTTCCAAGGACTTCCCAGCAGATGACCGCACGTCGGTCACGTACGACTTTACAGCAGAAGAGCTGGTCGTTACATAAATAACTATACGGGTAGTTAGTCATCTACTCGTTTAACACCGAGAACATTGGTTTGTCCAGTTTTCTCTTTTACTTCATCTCTGTGAAGTATCCAATCACTACCGGTGAATAAATGACTGTACTACTCTCGCTATATTACTGAGGGTAATACTTATTATCATGAACGAAGAAACAGCAATCGACTTTTACGAGCGTGTAACGCAGGGAGTATCGCAAACAAAGACAATTTCACTGGAGCACTCCAGTGGTGCTACACTCGATGGTGTGCAGATGTCTCCAGTGAACAAGCGGCGTCTTGCATCTGTTATCGAACGTTTGCCCGATGAAATGTTCGAAGTCGCAGCGGAATACGATGGAGATAATCCTGAAGAAGATCTAGCCGACGCCGATCTTACTATGGGTTCTATCAATGAAGAGACCATTTCGGCGTTCGAAGATCTGTGTAAGGATTCGCTTTCTCATCCAGATCTCGCACCACCACAGATGAATGACATCATTGATTCACTTAACTTTGAAGTGCTTTTTGCACTCGGTAGTGAGATCATGGATATGTCTATCGAAGAGGATGGTGCAGTTAGGGATTTTCACGGACTCGACTAGGCCAAGAGCTTTTTTACGCGATTGAGCATGGTCACCCATTCAGTGTAGAAGAATACCGGTTTGATGACCGTGGGCAGAAATACGCACATCGTCGTGCTGCGTTTGCAGACGAATTAACTGAAGTGCAACTTGCATTTCTGTTTCACGCGAAAGAACAGCGAAAGAAGATGCGACAGGAAGGCAGCGGTATGTCATCAGTTAAAAATATATAATGTCTATAGCCAACGTTATTGTTACGCTCAGCGGTAAAGGCAACTTAGATAAATTTGTTGCAAAAACTGCCGGTGCGTTTTCAACACTTAACAAAGCAGTTAACCGCGGACAGCATGAGCTAGCGCAATCTACTATTGTTGCAAAACAATTCGAACGGCAGATTCGCGATAACACAAGAGCAAATCTTGTGGCAACAGCAGTCATGCGAGGTCTCGGAAAAAGCATTGATAATGTTGGCGATCAGGCATTAGACGCGACTGCAAAACTTGGCCTGTTCGAGGCGATGTCAAAGGCTACAAACGCAGAACTTGGTGGTCTGTCTGTTAATGTCGGTGCGTTTACTATTTCATTACGCAATCTGACAGCACAGGTTCCGCTTCTTCTCACATCTATCGGTTCACTAACTAGTATCATCGGTGGTCTGACTGCAGCGCTTGTAACAGCGTCAGCAGCGTTCACTGCACTGATAACAGCGGGTGGTATCGGCTTCTTACAGCAGATACAAGAAGAGTTTGCTGACGTCACTACAATGGGCGAGGCGATGCAAAAAATTATCGTTCCGCTCCGTGACATGTTCATTGATGCGTTTGACCCTCTTATCACATCAGACAATGTTAATCTATTCATCAATACACTGGAGTCGTTAGCGAACTTCATCAATAGGACATCTCAAGCGATTGCACAATTCCGTGATGAGTTTGTTGCATTCTGGACAGACATCAATGTAGACTTCGATGAGCTTGCTACAGCGATGAACAATATGTTTCTGTTTGATCCAGAAACTGAAGCATTTGAAACCGCTGGAGATGCACTACAACGACTGCTAAATTATTTCCTTGATGCGCTTCCAAGAGCGATAAACTTTTTCAATGGTACAATAAGAGAACTCGGCATACCGATTAGAGATGTCTTGTTGTCTGTTTTAGATCTTACTAAGTCTCTTGTATATCTTGCTCGGCAAATAGGAGATGAAGTGCTTGGGGCAATTGAATCACTCATCGATCTTTTTAATTCTATTGTGTCTGTCCTCAGTGCTCTTGGACCCCTTCTGACAAGTGTAATTGCAGAATTCGCTGCAACAGCAGCGGTGCTATTTTATCTAACGAAGATTATGGATGGTGTACTCTTGAAAATGGGTATTCTGGAATCGTTCCTGCTGACGAATGTTAAATCTGCTGATGATCTTCGGATGGCATTCTCACGTCTTGGTGGCGCATTCTTTGGATTTTTAGATAAACACTTCCCGGCACTTGAGACATTCTTCCAGGGATTCAGTAAGAATATTCCTATACTGAAGAGATTCCGAACTGCATACGATGATGCGTTCGAAGCGACGATGACAGACATCAAAAGAGGGCCAGATATGAAGCTCGATCCTGGTCTCATCAGACCTAGGGAGGGTCCATTCGGCTTCGATCCTGGGGATCCAGATGTCTTCGATATGGGGCTGGGTAAATTCTCCCGGACGCCAATGATGGGTCCCGAGGGCGCAGAAGACATTGCCCCTGATGTGGATATGGACCTTGCCAGGTTGCATTCTAGGAGATCGGGTACACGAAAACTCCTAGAAGAACTTTCAGATCAGCGAAAAGCATCGTTGAAGGCTCTTGGTGATATGCCGACATTAGAACATATCGGTAACCAGATTGAAGAAGAATATGCGCAATTCAGCGGAAGAGACGTATTCGGGATAGAGAGACCGCGGCGTGCAAGAGAAGCGCTTCTACCATCAATCTTTGGTGATCCTAAACGAGGCCAGCGTTCTCTTATGAATCGTATTAAAAGATCTGTAAATAGTGTTCGTGCAAACATCGCAGGATCTATGGATGATATGAGATCTAGTTTAGCGCGAACTCGCGGCATGTCTATTGCTGATATTGTATTTGCACCGTTCGAGGTGGCTAACCGTCGCTTCTTTGACGACCTACCAGAGATGGTCGATAGACCGTTCCGCAAGATGACAAAGATTGTTCGTGGAGAGACAACAATGATCGCTAATGCGATGGGCCGCTTGGACGAGGCAGCGCTCTCTGTAGGTGATGCCTCTGATCGCATAGCGGGCGCTCTTATGCGTGTAAGAAACGCAACGATCGGCGCGGCGCGTTCAACATATGGCTTTATCAAAGCACAGTATTTGCAAGTCAAAGCTCTTGCACAATCTGGTGTTGCGTTATTGAAAAATGCTGCGACAAAAGTGATAAACACCATCACAACATTCGGCACTATTGCAGCAGAGCGCGGCCTGGCAGTCGCGTTGCGGGCAACCGCGGCAAGTGCTCTAAAAGCAGTGATTTCTATGGGTGCTATGATCGCAGCGAATATTGCGGCGGCAGCAAGCTTTATCGCGCTTCATGTCGCGAGCGGTGGGCTTACACTTGCACTTGCGGCTATTGTTACCGCAGGAACACTAGCTGTTGGTATCATCGGACAGCTGCCAGAGGTAGTCTCTGGTGGAAAGGGCGCACTAAGCGGATTGAAAAATGTTATCGTTGCTGTTGGGAAACTTCTGATTGAGTTCTTTGTCCCAATTTGGAACCTGTTGATAGACGCTATTGAACTTATTTTATCGCCGGTATTTGCGATCATAGATGGAATAAAACTTATCACTGGAGCATTCGGTGGTAGTGGGGATGCAGCAGAAGATGCATTTAGCGCATTTGACCTGTTGATGACTGGTGTTAAATTATTTGGTAGTGTGCTGGGCATCGTGGGAGATGTACTTGATGTATTCGGTGATATTATTTACTTTGCGATTATCGCTCCGTTCAAGGTAATTGCCTCTATTATCCGCGTTGGTTCAGATCTTGTAAGAAGTTTCATCAAGTCATTCATGGAGCTTGGTGTTGTCACAAAGGTGATAGATGTACTTGCATCTACGTTTGAACGACTGAAGAACTTTGCTGAAGATACATTCGACGCGGTTCTTGACAGAATAAATAGACTTATTCAACTTGCAAATACTGTCCCTGGAATAAATATCAGTCCGATTGGAGGAGCAGGCGGTGCGAGTACACGTCTGCAAGGTGCACGGGTCACATCAGAGAGCGTTCGACAAAACCTTGCACGAGATAGGGATGAACCGTCAGAAGAAGCACAGACATCTACCACCTCCCCTGAGTTCAACTTCAACGAATACATAGAGAATAACACAACAGTTGATGCAATGCCCGAAGACAAACAGCGTATCAAAGGACTCGTTGACACAGCATTGAAGGATGCAAACACATATCGTCGGCAACGTGATGCCCGGAGTGGATAAACATGACACTAGGAGAAGGAAATGCGTTACTGGATGAACGGCAACCTGTAACCATATCAGGTATCGAACGAGATAATCTACCGACATCGGTGAGTATATTACGAGATCGCGGTGTCACTATATCGCGAGATAAATCTTCGTCAGCTCGTGTTGCTGTAGAGTTTAAGTACAACCAACCCGATGTCGCTGTGTCTACGTCTGGTAGATTCGTAGAGCACCAGACAATAGGCGGCCCCGTTGTTCGACAAAAGGTCGGAGAGGGTATTGTAGAGATCGATATTGATGGAGTGTGTACAACCGCAGAAGCTGCAATAATTGATAATCTGCGATTTGAATCCAACGTTGATATATCGAGTTCTCGGTACAACGGACGGTGTCAAGTTTCCAGTCTTAACACGAACCCCTTTGCTGCTGGCGGTGCGATAGATCTTGACGGGGAGTTTACACACAACTTTGGTATCACACTAGTTGAGATAGAATAATATGAGCGAACGACAACCAGTTGATAACACAACAGACAATCTGTTGAAGCGTCCAGGCGGAACTACTGGTATTTATTCCGACGATGTGACGGTTATTGTTACAATCGCAGGAAACGAATGGTATGTCGTTGAAGGTGAGGTCAACACGAGTAACTATAAACAATCGGACGCGTTAAAAATGAAAGTTGTGCGAAACAAGGATGATAATCCCAATGCATTGATTTTTCCAGGAAATGATATTACAGTTGATGTGTTTTCATCTTCTGTGCAGGGGATAGATGACGGTGGTAGAAATATGGTGAATCCCGGAAACGACTCTGTACGTATATTCACCGGTAAGATTGCAACCGCCATCGATATGGGAGATCTTTCATTCGACATTAAAGCATTTACAAGCGAAGTTGATTTGATTGCAACAAAAGTTCCACTATCGTCTGAATTGCCGACAAAACTCACGGAACTTGTTGAACTCGTGATTAAATCGGTGAACGCAGAAATAGACACCGACATCGAATTTAATATAGATATTGAATCATTTGGGACTAAATATGGGATGTCTTTACTTCGGTCACACCCTGTTGCTGATGAGATCAATGATACATTGACTGCAGACGAATATAAACCCACAAGCGCGGCAAAATTACTTGAGTTCATTGGACGCAAAACAAACGCGACTTGGTGGTTCGATTCTAGAAACGTTTTTCAGTTCGGTAACACAAAAACAACAAATCACAAACTAACATTTGTGACAGACACAACAGCAGGAAAAGCAACACCTCCATATAACGCAGTGAAGGTGATCGGTGATAATATCGCGTCCAGACAAGGGTGGGATAGCAGAAATATGATCTCAGAAGATTTTTCTGTATCAGAACAACAGCTTGATACAATTGGTACACCAGAGAGTATCGCAACGTTTGTATATCGTGACGACAGTATCAAGACACAGGAACAAGCGGATAATACAGCAAAACAGGTACTTGACGAATTGCAGAAACAACAAGCTGAAGGTACAGTGACTGTTGTCGGGTATCCCCTTGTTAAAAAATTCGACGTGATAGAAATGCCAGATTCATTCGGTAATGCGAAGTTTGAGAGTGTATATCCAGCACAGTATGCGGTGGCCGGCGTGACACATCGTTTCAGTCAATCTGATGGATATGTCACGGAGATAGAGTGCGCAGGACTTGTTGGACGATACAGCGGTCCGCAATTCGAAATCACAGCGCCAACAGAAGAAGGAGGTCAAACACAAATAGAGCTGGTCAATGAAGATGAAGAAGCAACACGAGACGAATTACTTCCGAATGATGGATTGCCAACACGGGTAGACAGGTGAATACGAATGGGAATATTTGACAAAACAGAATCATCTTACATCGAGGAAAAGTTTATTGAAGCAGAACTAAAACCTCAAATCGGTCAGGTCGTAAAAGTACGCGAGCACGCATCTCCTACGGATTTCAATAACTTCGAGTGCGATGTACTCATCCGTGGAAAGACACAACAGCGACGCGGCGTGCTTGTAGCGACTCCAGCGGCTGGAACCATATACATCCCTCGTGTTGGTGACACGGTGCTTGTGCAGACGATTGCGGGGAGAGGAGAGCGCGCTGTGATCACGCACGTGTTACACACTGCACAAACCCGCGCGCCGTTGGGAGAAGAAGGTATCATTCGCCAGAGAAAGGGAAACTTATATTACGAAGTACACCCAGAGGGCAATTGGATACGGATGGCATATAAGAGCGCTGACGATGCAGTAGGTGGCTCTGCAGATGCGCGCATAGAAATAGATGATACGGGTAGCGATCCTATTATTAACATCACTACATCTAGCGGAGACATTAATATCGCAAGTGACAGCGGTACCGTGAAGTTGGGAGATTCTACAGGAAGCTTTCAGGATGTCGCGAGGAAAGGTGACCCAGTGCAAGTAAGCACGCTGACTGGTAACGGTTCTATTACAGGAGGAAGTTCAAATGTACAATCGTCGTGATAACCGAAAGATTTATATGCACAGGGTTCCATCAACAAGTAAGGCTCGAAAGGGGCGCAGGGTTATCGGGGGAGGTTTGTAGATATAGTATGGTAGACTATGGATCAAGCCCCGTCCTCACACAAGAGTTCGATCTTGAGATAGACAGCACGGGTGACATACTATGCACCAGTCAGACCATCGATCCATTTGATGAGATAGAAAAAGATCTTTCCTTCAAGCTCGCGTCAGAGTTAGATGAGCTTATCGGCACATCGATGAAGCCTACACAGAAAGCACTGTTGGAGACAGCCGTTCGAGACATCGTGTCACGGGACCCACGAATAGAACGTATCATCAACATCGATGTGACGGAATTGCGAGACACGCCGAGTGGTCGGGGGCTCGCGGTTGCACTTGATGTCGACATCATCAACGCAACACTGGATGAACCACTCATCATACAATTATGACAGCAATCAATCCCCGATCTGCTTCTGAGATATACGAAGCGCTCAAAGCGAACCTGCAAGATAGGATACCAAAGTTAACAAACTTTATCGAATCATCATTCAACTTCGTGTTTGTGAACGCATATGCATCATCACAACACGATGCGGAGGTTGCTGTCACAGCCGCGCAGTTATCTGGATGGGTCGATTATGTCGGTAAAACGATCACAGACGACGACCTCGACGATCTTGGCATCGACGGGGCGACGGCTGACGAGATCAATGCGTTCATCGAAGAAGGAGATCTAGATGAGTTTGCAAAGGTATTCGGTGTGTCCCGCGACGCGGCTGTTGCTGCAACAGGTACTGTTACATTTACAACAAATACAGGGATCACGATACAGGGTGGCACGCGTGTCGGTACACAGCCAGATGCCGATGGGAACTTCGTTGCGTTTGAGACGACCGAGACCGTTTCCATCCAGTCTCCGGGCACAGTCGACGCTGACATCATCGCAGAAGAACCGGGTGTTGGCGGCAACACAGGCAGTGGGACAATAACGTATCTCCCAGCGCCACCAACTGGAGTCAATTCTGTTACGAATATCGAAGCAACAAGCGGTGGGGCAGATGAGCAATCGACAGAGGAACTCCGCGATGAGGTGAAGCAAGCAGTTGTATCATCCGTCGAGGGTGGAACAACACAGGGTGTCGAGACATACATCCGCAATAATACGTCGGCAACGGCTGTCACGGTAGAGGAGAAGTTCCAGGGAGACGCCGCACACGGGTCATATCCACACGCGGACGTGATCGTATTCGGTGGCACAGATCAAGAGGTGAATGATGCGATCGACGAGTCACACCCCAGCGGTGTCGAGCACATCTTGATCCGTCCGACAACTGTTGAGTTCAACGTGGAGATCGAGGCCGAAGGGACGAACATCAACACGCAGGTTGTTGAAGACAACGTGCTGGAGTACCTCGAAGGGTTGAACCTCGGGCAAGATGTGTATGCAGACAAGATCGTGCAGATCGCGATGAACGCCGATCCAGACATCGAGAACCTGGAGTCTGTGCAGATCACGATTGTCAATGAAGCACACACATTCAACGGCGACATAGTCGATGATTTCGAGGATAATGATACAGACGTGCTTGACGACGACTGGTCTGGGTGGAACGGCGACACCGGAAACCTCTCCGCGCAGAACAACGTCGTCATCGACGGGTCGCTCACAGGACGACTCGCGTCATCCGATGAGGTTGCGACAGTCACCGCAACACGGTCGTCTCCTGTTGC